TGGGGCGATAGCAGAGAAGAGGTCCACAGCGTGGACCTCTCTGATGCTACCAACCACTTCCCTATGGAGGTAAGCGAAATTGCTTTAGCAAGACAGTACGCCTATGAGAGTTACCAAAATCTCTTTAGGCGCCTGAGTCGCTCGGCCTGGGTTGTAGTGGATCCTAGCTACAACCCACCCTTGCGGAGGCTTATAACCTGGAAGACGGGTCAGCCCCTTGGGCTTGGTCCATCCTTCGGTTATTTCGCCTTGGGCCATCATTGGCTCATTCAGAGTCTCCAAAAGTTACATCATGGAGACTACGCCTTGCTAGGTGATGATGTCGTTATACGAGGTAAAGATTTATACCTCGCATATCGGCTCGCTCTTGAGAAGCTCCATTGTCCTGTGTCTGAGGCCAAAAGCCTAAATTCGGCGAATATAGCCGAGTTTGCAGGTAGAATTATTACCCGCCAGAGTATTATCCCACAGTACAAATGGAGGGACCCTTCAGATCGGTCTTTTATCGATCTGGCTAGGGTTCTCGGGGATAGGTCTCTAAACCGAGACCTTTTTCCTCCTCGACAACTCAAGGTCCTGAAGGCATTGCGACGGATTCCGAGAGAACTTGGGGGCCTTGGCTTTAACCCGGAAGGGGAAAGCTGGGACTCTCGAATTACCTCGGACATGGTCAAAATGCTAATCTCCCTCCTCTTAGAAGAGAAAGGTTCGGTAAGTTACCAGAGCGTGGGAACCTTACTGCCTCCGATTCTGTTAAAGGAACCGGAGCAGTTACAGGTGGCTATGGCACCCAAGAAAACTTGGGTTGTCAAGCCATGGAGGTCGACAAGACCTTCAAAATTCCACGTTAGAGACGTGATTATCCAGAACCTAGGGATTAATCATGAATCTATTCCTGTGGAGGATCCTCCACCCCCTAACTTGTCACCTATAGGAACTAGTGGTGACCCAAGAGGTATTACTATCTTGGATAGGTGGGAGGATATTTTGAGAAAATATCCTCAAAATAAAACTCCTAAGGAATCTGATGACTCTGAACCCTCCTTTCCTGAGAGATAAAAGCATTGCCCTTGTTCTAGCTAACCAGCGCCTGTA